CACGACTTTTCCGGTGAGCTGATGGATTGCTTCTTCGACGCGGGTGAGGCCCCGCATGAGTTCCCACGGTGTGGGCTCGGGGCCGTTGTCAGCCAACTACCTGCCCGCAAGTGCACGAGTCGCAGTTGCCGTCGTGCCCGCACGTGCTCGCGGGATCGTGGCGGCACATAGCTACTTTATGATTTCGGAACGCACTGCGGCCGGGATTCCTGCGAAGTCATCCTTGAGCGACTTGTCGAGAAGTTCGACGAGCCCCGCTTCGTCGACGGTTACGACGATCCCCGCCTTCGTGAGCTCGGCGGCGAGTTTCGCCGGGTCGATCACGATGGAGGGACGGTCGCGGATCGCGCCCACCATGTCGCTCGTGTTCATGAGCCACTGTCGGGCCGGGCCCGTTGTGCCGTTCTCGTGGGTGAGCGGGTGGCCCCATACATCGGAGGGAAGCCGCCCGCGCAACTGGTCGATGATGCTCTGCCCCATGCCGTTGAGCCAGCTCTTGTCTGCGGCGTCGAGTGCCATGTCAATTTCCGTTCGGTTGGATGATGCGGTGGATGATGCGGCGATGGCGGCGCGAATGTACGGTGCCGGGTCGCGGGTGCCCATGCCGAACACGCACGCCGCCGAGTTGCCGGCGACAGTGTGCACGTGCGGGCCAAGCCATGCCGAGCCGGTGAAGTCGCCCCAGGTTGCCGCCTCCGCGATGAACGTGCCCGCCGCGATGACGGCGCCGGGCTTCGCTGTGCGGTTGTAGAGGTGGCAGTACCCGGAGTAGTCGCCCAGGCCGTGACGGATGGCGAGGGTCAGCCCGACGACGGAGGAATGCCGCCATGGCTGCACGGTGCCGCCGCGGTAGCACGGGATTTTCTCCCGTCCCGTGCACGCGATGTCGTGGCCGTGATGCCCGCCCGAATAGAACGGGCCCTTGATGCCGTACAGATTGCGCCATTGGGTGACGGCATAAAACTCTGCGATGGACATGGTTCCTTCCTGGTGCACAAAAGAGGGGACGGACCTCGAGGGGGCCCCGCGGGATTGGTGTCGTCAGTAGGCGGTGGTGGTGCCGTTGATGCTGTCGAACGTTGACGTGCGCACCTTCACCGTTGCGAGCGCACCAACGGTCAGCCCGAACCTTGAGCCGAACCCGCCACAGGTATCCAGCCATGAAGCCGGTGAGTCAGTCAGGAACGCCCAGTCGTCCTCTCCGCGTGAGCTGAATGCTGTGCAGCCGAGGTTCCACGATTGGGTGTCCGCGTGCACGTCCGCGACATTTGAGTGCCTGTTGTCGTAGTAGCGCCCATTTACACGGATCACGGTTGCGCCGTCGTGTGCGGTGGAACCATTGTCCGAGCTTGTGTCGCGCCCATTCGAGAACCCCTGACAGTTAATCTCGATCGCCTTGGGGATGATGCCGTTGTAGGCGTGATAGTTGAACCCATCAGTCACCGACCCGAACGCTTGGCAGTCTTGGGATATGGCAAGCTGCACACCAAGCGCGTTGATGACGTTGGTAACCGCGGAGAACCCGGCACGCACATTCTTCATCAGCAGGATCGGGCCGACCCCGCCGACTGGGGCGCGCACGTCGATGCAAGACTGTCCGCCGAGCACGGTGATGCCCTCAAGGTAAATCGTCGCGTCGATGGTGACAAGGATTGGCCCGCCGCCTGCAATTACCGCAAGCACGTTCGCATCAGCAACGCGGTTGTCGATGGGGTGAACGTAAACGAGCGCCGTGTCCGACCAGTACGAACCCGGAGTCGCCTCAACCTCGGCAATGCTCGCCTTCTTCGCATACATGGCACCGGGCAGCCCCGCAGCAATGTCGCCCACGTTCCCCACGTTGGTCCGTGCGGCCTGGTACGTGTACGTTTTCCCTGAGGTTAGCGTCCACGTCAGAATGTCCGAGTTGGCAATGGTTGGCGTTCCGTCGTATCCGATGATGTTGAGCGACTTCGTGATCGGGAAGCCGTTCATCTGTAGCGCGCGGGTGTAGATGCCGGTCGCGCGCACCATGATCGTCTGGACGGTGGCCTGATCGTGCGCCTTCTTGATCGTCTTGTACGGTGCGCTGATCGTGCCCGCATTGGTATCGAGGCCGTTCACCCCATCCACGTAGAAAACAGCGCCGCCACTCAGCTTGTACTCGCTGACGTCGAGGGTCGTGGTGAACTGCCCGCCGATCATGTTCAACCGCCCGGCGAGCGGCGAGTCAGGCCACCGGAAGTCTGCCGGGGCGGACACCGGCCCGCCGACCCAAGCGGGGTTCGTTTCGGTGATCGCGTTGACCATGCCCGCGAGTGGTCCGCCGCCGTTGGGTACGATGATCTTCCAGTCAGGGAAGTCAATAAATGTTGACGGGGAGTTTGGATCGAGGAGCACGATCCGCACCGTGTAGTGCTGCGGGTCGATCATGTTTGCGTAGGGTTCCAGCTCGACCACCCCAAGCCCTGTCGTCGGGTCTAGTGTGGCGGTGATCGGTGCGGCTGAGAGCAGGAAGCCGTCGAGGGTTGCCGTTGGCCCTGATGGGGTGAAGATGACTTGCGGCATCCGCGATCCGAGGTTCACTCGGCCAAAGCTTGCGAGCGTGAAAGTCACGGGACAGGTTGCCATGAAGCCCTCCAAAGGGTTTGTGTCAATTACCCGGTGAGGGGCGGTCGGGGTGTAGTCTGCGGGCATAGAGAAACCCCGCGACTGCGTGAACAGTCCGGGGCCGTGACCGACCTTAGGAGTCGATGTGTTCAAGAATAGCCGTACAATCGCGGCAACGGCAGGGATTGCCATACTGCTAGTCGGGTGCAGTGCAACGGCATCCATGCCAGCAGGTGCTGACGATTACGTGGCAAGCGTTTCGGGCGTCTGGTATGGGGCCGCGCTATCTGATGCAGACCTAGTCGCCTACGGGCAGGAGGCTTGCGCCGCGATGGCCGCCAATGCCAACCTCAGCACCATGCAGATTCTTCCCGGCTCGACTGCTGCGCCGGTGAGCGTAGACTCAACATCGACCGACAAGAATAACTGGCACGTGATTGTATTTGCCACTAGCCTGTGCCCCGATGTGCGATACATCATTCAGGCTCAGACGAGCAGCTAGCCGACCTGCTCCCGAAGCAGTCTGATCTCTTCCATCGCCGCATCGAGCCGAGCAGCGAGCACCTGAGTTCGGGCGATCGCCAACCGGTCATAAGCAACGCCGATGATCTGGCCGTCCTCGTCATAAGTCACGAATGCCGAACCCCCGGCTGCTTCGACTTCCTCAGCGATGACGCCGGGCACGCGAGCGCCAGGATCGCCGCTCTCCAAAGCTTCCCGGTCGATCCAATCCTTCACTGGAACGTCCAAGATGCCGCCCGACAGGATCATCGGTTGCGGGTCCACCTTGAACCGCGCTGCCGAAGTCACGCGGGACAGCAGCCCGGATGTGGAATTGATGAACACGTTCGCTGCCGATGTCGTCGTACCGTGCCCGCCGAGCAAGTGACCGGCACCAGATACGGTGAGATATACCCCCGATGCCCCGGTAATGGATACGCCGCCAGTTGACACGACCAGGTCTTGAGTGCCGCCAGATTTTAGCCGAACGCCGCCAGAGTACCCGGCAAGATTCCCACCAGAGTCAAAGGAGACAGTCGCGTTTCCAATCGTCATCGGAATCGTTCCGCCCAGGCGAATGTCGCCGGGAGAGTTGACCGTCAGCCGGCTCTCAAGTGAAGCCGTGCCCTTCACCGCGAGCGTCCCAGTGATGTCCTGGTTCCCTTGCACGTGGTGCGCGCCGACTTGGGTAGTGTCACCCTCCAGCCGGTTTGTCCCGCGCGCAGTGAAATCGCCGGTCACGTCAGTAGGCCCTACGACATGGAACGCACCGATCTGACTAGTGTCACCCTCGAAGCGGGTGGTTCCATTCGCCGTGAACGTGCCCGAGAACAACGCTGCGCCCGTCACCGTGAAGATGCTCTCCCAGATGAACTGGCCGATACCGCGGAGGATTCCGCTGATCTTCGCGGAACCCTCAACGATCAGCCCCTCAGCCGAAGCAATCCGCAGACTGCCCTTCGAGATAGACGAGTTACCGAGCGGTGAACCTGCCTCGAGCCGTCGAACGCGCTTGACCAGATCACGCATCGAATCCGCGCCGGTCGGGTCATCCTGATATGCCACTATGCGCTCCCTTGAACTATCGGTGTCACTGTCTCGGTCATGTCACCGCTGAGGCCGATGAGCCGCAGCGATGACCAGCCATCGGGAATCCACGGGTCATTCTGGAAGTGCAGCTTCAGCGTGCAGCCCAGGCGCAAGCCTTCGATCGGCACGGCATCATTCGCCACCATCTTGAAGTCCCACTGCTTCGTCAGGCCGTACAGCGCGGCTGATGCTGCGACCGCCATTGCGCCTGCCGTTGCCTCAGTCGTGACCGTCTTGAACGACTGCGTGGTATCACGGGCTGGGATAATGCCCGGAAGCTCAGACCCGACCGGAATACCGCCCACGATCATGTCAGCCTCGGAACCCTGCCCGATGATGAACACACCCGAAATCTGCGCGGAACCGTCCTCGTTCACACCGATGCCACTGAGTGGCGATTTCGTGCCGTTCATGTTGAAATCGAACGATGCACCACCCAGCAGCGGAACCGTGGGGGTGCCGACACGCATCACGTACTCGAGCGTGCCGGATGCTGACCAGCGCGGCTCGAAGTCGATGTCGGGACCGTTTGCAACCTGCTGCAAATCGTCCAGAATGTCGCTGACCGTCTGGAAATTCCAGTTGTCATACGTGCGCGAATCGTTACCGAGTTCGGTTGTCGTCGGGATGATGATTGGCAGCGAGTACGTGCTGCGTGGACCCGTGAGCCCAGCAGCCACGACACGGCCAGCGATCGCCCGAAGTGACAAGCCCGAGCAGACCAACGTGCCGCCTGCGTAGGTGCCGACTCCGAACGGGTAGCGGGATGCGAGGATGCCGCGGATGTCCGTGTGATTCACCGTCAGCGTTGTCGTGCCGTGGTCATACGGGCGGCTCGTGATCAGGCCCGCATAGACCACGCTGCCATTGCGAGACACCACGAGGGTGCGCGCCCACGGGGTTGTGAGCGCGCGCCAGGATGCCGAGGACAGCGCACGATCGCCCAGTTGGAACGTGTGCGAACCCGACCCGTTGCCGTTGAGGATCCGCTTCCACGAACCCGACGCCGGGAAGACCGTCTCTTGCTTGACCCCGGTGCGCGTGTCCACGATCGCGTACGTGTAACTCATATGAACGTGTCCAAAACTGCGACCGACAACGAGCCAGTGCCCGACGTCGGCGTGAGTGTGTGCGTCACCTGAGCGCCACCCGGGATCGTCCACAGCGCCGCAGACGACACGGCACCGAACACGCGCACGCCAGCCACCGTCAGCGCTCCTGTCGACATGTCGATCACGTGGGGGCTTCCCGCGACCACCGCAGCGGTGACCGTGAAGTTACCGGTCGGACCCGCGATCGTGTAGCCCGACATGGACCCGGTGACCGTGAGGACTGGGGTCGCGGGGAAGTTGCCGTAATGGTAGGCAACGGGGGAGGTGCCGGCGAACGTGTGCGACTCGCCGAACAGGCGCGGGTTTGCAAACAGCAACTCCATCGATGCGCGGGCCGAAGCCACCCCGCCAGAGTCAAGCCGCCACTTCGCAGCCGCGTCCCCCGCGCGCGCCATGCCCCAAAGGGTTTGACCCTCCAGCTCGACAGTCACTCGCCTAGAGTTGCCCTGGGCGAGCAATGCAGTGAACCCGCGGCCACGATGCGCGAGCTGCATTCGACTATCGGCGTACGCGCTCGCAGTGAAATCCACCGTTCGCGCCTCCAGAAAACCGGGCACATCGAAATCGCCATGGTTCTGCGGAAGCGGCCGAGAGTCGCGCCGCATAGGTACGCCGTCCGTCCAGCCATCCAGGGTGACCAGGTACTCGCCGTTTTGGTAATGCTCGCGAGTGCCCTTGAAATGGAAATCACCGATACTGAGAAGCGTCATAAGTACCTCCGGGTTTCCGCATTGATTCTCGCCACGACACGGTTGGCCAGTGACTCCATGGATTCGTTCGGCACGCCCGTGATATCGATCTGGTAGGAGTTGCCCCCCGATGCGGCAGGCTGCCCCGCAGTGATCCCTCCGGCAGCCATCGGCGTCACGCCCATGCGCCGCATCGTCTCCATCAGGATCGCCATGGAGCGCGGCGAACCATCCAGCGGAATGTACGACTCGGGCACGTCGCCACGATCGCCGACGACCCGCCACGTGTTCGCGGGCACAACCTGTGCAATCGGCTGCATGGGTGAGAATCCGCGCAACCCGCCGGACGCCATGTACTCGACGACACCGCCCGTGGCATTTTTGAGGACACCCGAGGCGGCAGACGCAGTGCCCGATATCTGGAATCCGCTCCAGCGGTTGATCAACTGCTGCATCTTCGAATCAGCAGGGTCCGTGTTCGCGTCGATGACGACCGTCCCATCAGGCAGCGTCGTAATGCGATCAGCGAGGCTCTGCACCTTGCCCTGCTCACCCGGAGCATTCGAGCTGAACGCCGTCGTTGCCGACGTCGGAGTCTCAAGCACGGTATCGATCAACGCCCGCGCCTGCTCCTCCGTGAGACCCATCTGAGTCAGCTGACCCATCAGCGCCTCAGTGCCAAGCCCGTACCGCTCCGCGAGCGCCTCCTGGCCTTCACCGGCAGCCGACGCGGCCACCTGCTCATCCTGCAGAGCCGTGATCGAGTCCCGCACCTGATCCGACAGCACCCGGCCAGAATCCGACGCATTCAGGTTCGCAAGGTTGACACCATCGAGCGAGAGGAGAGCACCATCCGCACCGACACCGACCTCACCCAGCGAACCGGCGAGCCGCAGAGACGCGTCGTTCAGGTACCCCATCGCGACGGCGCCCTCACCGAACTCGTTGAGCCTGTCGCGTGCGCCCTCGATGCGCGGGAGAAGGTTCTCCCGCATCTCGTCGGCAGCGTCGGAGGTCTCGTCCTTGAACCCGCGCATGCCATCAGCGAGGTCGCCAAGCCCCTTGTCGTCGCCCCAGTTGAATACCTTCACGATCCCCGCAGCGCCCTCGATCGCATCCGCGAGCGGGCCAGACACGAACGCACCGAGCGCTTCTGTGCCGTCTGCGGTTGAGTTGACCATCGTCTCGCCGAAATCGAGTGCGCCGTTCGCGAGGTCGAGGAAGAACTGCAGCATCGGGCCACGGTTCTGCGAGACCCACTCAGCCGCGTTCGACAGCGGGTCAGCGAAGGCAGCCGCAAGGGCACCCTTCATCCCATCCGCAGCCACCTCGATGTTGCGCTTCGCCTGCTCGATCTTCGTCGCGTCGTTGTCGAACAATGTGTCGAACATCCGCTGCGCGGCACCCTCGACACTGCCCAGCTGCTCGACAGCGCTCGACAGGTCCATCGCAAACAGCGACTCGCCGAGATCCTCAGCCTTCGTGCCGAACAGGGCAACCGCGGCCGCGTTGCGTGCTACAGGGTCCTCCATGTTGCGGAGACCAGTGAGCACCTGATCGAGCCCCTCCCGGGCACCCTCGCCACCGGCTGCGATCTTGGCCGTCATCTCCTCAGCGTTCAACCCGAGAGCCTCGAACCCCTCAGCGCTAGCCTCAGACGCATCAGTCGCGCGGATCTGGAACTCTTTCAGAGCATCCGCGGCAACATCCGAGTTGCGGGCGCCGGCCTTGAGGCCCTGATTCAGCAAGCCGAGCATCTCCTCGCCGGAGAGCCCCAGGCGCTGCAACACAGACGGGTACTCCGTCAACGTGTCCAACAAGTCTTCGTTACGGTTCAGGCCCTCGCGAGCACCGGTAGCGAGGAGGTCGAACGCCTCATCGGCAGACTTCGCCACGCCCGAACTGAGAAGGGTAGCGACAGAAGCAGCAATCGGGCGGATGTCCTCACCGAGCACGTCCGCGATACCGGACAGGTTCTCCACAACCTTCTGAGCACTCCGGGTCGACGACTTCTCATCGATCAGGTCGAACTGCAGCGCAAGCCGCGTCGTGTCCATGTTCGCTTCGATGGACTCGCCAAACGTGTTCGAGTACGCCTCACCAGCCGCACGGCCCAAACGCAGCGCCGATGCCTCATCAATCCCGGTCAGCGCCTGCAGCCGGTCGTAAGAGACCTCCTGCGCCAGGCCATCGTTGAACGCACCGATCAGGGCAACCCCAGCCGCGACACCAATGCCGATGACGGCACCGGCGATCGGGATCGACACCAACGCGGCGACAATGTTCTTGCCGAACTCGTCGCCCGAATCGGCGCCCGCCTTGCCAGCGTCATCCTGCACGTCATCGAGAGCAGCCACCGCCTGAGACGTGTCCGCCTCCACCTCGATCTGAGTCTTCGCCGTACGCAGCCCGGAGAGCTGCCGGTCTACCTTCGACAGAGCAGCCTCAGCCCGGCGCACATCCGCCGTCACATCGAGGCCACCGAGCGCGCGCACCTCCAGGTCAGCAAGACGCTGCTTCGCCCGGTCGAAACTCTTCTCAGCCCGGCCGATGTCCGCATCCAGCTTTAGAGAGGTGTCCTGAGAGACCAGCTTTTTAGCTGCATCCTCGACGCGGTCCATGCTCGCCAGAGCTGACTTCGCGTCCGCCTTGACATCGACAACCGGATCCGCCGACGCCACACGCTTGGCGGCAGTTTCAACCTTCTTCAGTTCGCCTGTGGAAATCTGAGCAAACTTCTTCGCCTCAGCAGTCGGCACATTGTACGACTTGACCAACGTTCTTTCGATCTCCGCTGCGGATTGCTTGCCCGCCCGCTCGGATTCCAAGAACATTTTTACCAGTGACTTAGAGAAAGTCGCCCCAGATGCTTTCGCCTCATCAAGAGCGCCATCGATGGTCTGAGCAGCCTTCTCGACGCGGGCCATGCCGTCGAGAGCGCCCTTTGCGTCGACGTCAACCTTCTTCGTGACCGGCTTCTTCTCGATCCGCTCGCCAGTCGACTTGACAGTCTTCTCGGCCTTCTCGACGTCGGTGGTGTTCGCAGTGAACAAGACCTCGAGCTCGGCTGCGCGTAATGCCATGAGTTACCTCCGTGTTAGGGCAGCACGAAGCCGCGTATCGCTGTCGAGCAGGCTGAAAATCACCGCCCGCACTCCGGGCCATGGGCGGGCAAGCACCGCGGGGTCGTACATGTCGATGCCGCGCTCGGCGAGCTCGGCGACGACCAGCCGCCAGTGCGTGACGATCGCCAGGAATGAACCGTCGATCTCCGGCGCGTCAACCTTCGCCACCGCAGAGGGCGCTTCCGGCTTCATGTGCTCCGGGATCGGTCGATAATCTTGGAACCAACCGTCAGCATCCGGCTCGCCTATTCCGTATTCGGCCCAATCTTCCGCCGTGACGAGCCTTTTGGGCGAGCACCACCCGCCCCTTCGCCAGAAAGATCCCGGGGCAGCCAGAGCAGCTTCGCGAGAGTGTCCGCGTACTCCTTGCCGCGCGCCCAGAAAAACACGGCGTAGTAAGCGACACGGTCGATCGTGAGTGCCGGGATGCCGTCCGCAATCATCGCCGGGTAAGCGGCACCCAACGCGGGGTGCTCATCCTGCTCGATACTGTCCAGCACCCGCTGCACCTCGGCCGGGATCTCCCCCTGCACGAGGCCGAGGTTCACCTCGCCCCGCACAGCGGCCGCGATAATCTTCTTCGCGGAGTCCACGCTGGGGGGCTGCACTTCGTAGGTGCGGCCCCCTAGCGTGATCTTCAGATCCGGCGCCACCCACTGTTCAAAGTCGACGGCGCTCACGGTTATGCCGCCACGGTGTAGTTGACCGCAGCCGAGATGCCCGTCGCGTTGGTGATGGTGACGGCCATGACACCGGAAGCGGCTGGCGGGATCGTCGCAACGATCGTCGAAGCGCCCACGATGGTGTACGTGTCGACGTCGAGGGTGATCGCGGCGAACTTGACCACCGTGACGCCATTGAATCCGGTACCGGTGATGGTGACCATGTCGCCGATCGACTTGCCGGTCGGGCTGATCGACGTGATGGTCGGAGCTGCAGCGCCCCACCCGGCGAACGGGTTCGCGATCTCCTCGTACGGGCCCTTGCCGGTGAGGGAAACGGACAGCACCTCGATCTCGCCGTTCGGGCCGGTGTTCTGGCGCGAGTACGAAACCGTAGTGAAACCACGGCCAGCGTCGTTCGGGTTCGGCTCGCCCGACTCCGGCTTGTGATACCAGCGCACGTCGAGCACGGCCGACTCGCCCTTCGCGTTCGGCTTGGTGCGCGCGAGGATGGCCTCAATCTCGGTCAGGTACAGGCCGGTCGTGGTCGACCGGTTCACCTGCACGTTGAACGCCAGAGAGAACGACCAGCCGGTGACATCGCTGTTCGCGGCACCCAGGTCGTCGTAGGTCTGAGCGTCCTGAGTGTTCGGGGTCGGCGACGGCTGAAAACCGCTGATGCGGCGTACCGGCTGCCAGACCGGCGCGGAGTACGTGCCGGTATTGACGTCGAGGCCGTACTCGAAGCTCTTGCCGAGCGTCGAGCCGGCGGGAAGGGGAACTGCAATGCTCACGTTAGAGCCTCCAAATTATCGAGAATGATGAGGTAGTTTTCCGTTCGCTCTTCGCGACGGTTGTCGTCGGCACCGGCTGGTGCCATGGATTGGCGAGTGATTCCGCTAATCCCTCCCCTTCGGGAGAGTCCTTGGAGCGCGTCGAGCGCCGGGGTGGCGAGCGCGTCGGCACCATCGGGCCGGCCAGGGTCGCCGCGCAGCCGAAGCTGCACGCGCCGCCAGCCGAGATGGCGCTCGGCGCTGGAGCCGTAGACGCGGACGCCCACCGCCTTGTCAGGCGTAGTGCCGATCGCGCCGTAGAAGATCCCGACCTCATCAGCCGTGTAGGCCGGGCCGTTCTCACGCCATGCCCACCCGGATATGGTGCCGAGCTCGGTGCAGACAAGTTTTGTGAGGGCTACGTCATCCAAGGGATGCCCTCACCTTCTCCGCGACGACTTGGCCAATGTCTATTTCGTCGGCCGCGATTTCGAGGAACTTCGCCGTCTCGCCGTTCTCGTGCTGCCAGTCGAGGTTCTCGTGCTGCAGCCGCGACAGAAACGACGTGAAGCCGACCTGCACGGTGAGGTCGTCGACCCGGACAAACCCGGACTTATCCGAACGGCCCGAGTCGGTCGGGCTCAGCTCTCGTGCCCGCTTCAGCACCGCGCGGCCGGCCTCGCGTAGGCCGTCCTGCGCGGCCTTATCCAGCACGTCGAGAATAGGAACATTCATTCGCACCATGGCGGCCTCCTAGGCTAGGTAGAGCACTTGGAACGAATCGAAGTCGAGATCGTCGGTGTTATCGTTCCGAGCCACGGCGAGCACAACCGCTTCACGCGCGGATGGCTGTGTAGGCCACACGGTGACGAGCGACCCAACAGGGACCATCGGATCAAGCGCCACCGTCACCTGCGACGACGAGACAACCTCAGCGCCGGCCTTGTTCCGTACGAGACGCTGCTCGTCCTTCACCTCAGCATCGAACGTGGCCGCGACAGCGTAGGTACTGCCCATGCCGCCCGAAGAGGTGAGAGCGCGCACCGAGACCGTGTGCGGTAGGAAAAACCCGCCCCAGGTCACGAGGACTCAACCTCTTCGGGCCAGACGTCCTTGAAGGGTCGCCCAGTCGGGAAACTCCCCACTGGCAGCGCGACCGGTTCGACGCCACACAGCGCCCTCAGGCCTGCGATGTCGTCGCCCGTGAATGCCGAACCGACGTCGTTGTAACTCACCGACGTGCCGTTCCGCGCGCGGGACCGCACCCGACGCGACCCCGCCGCGGGTATCTCCGCGATGACACCCTTCAGGATGGCGATCGCGTCGAGGCGCGGCTCACCCTCCAGGGCGTCGATGCCGGGGGCGATAGAGCGAGCACGCACGAGCACACGCCGCGCGAGGTCCTCGTCAGTACTGACTTGATCCGGAGTGATCATCTCCACCGCCCCTCTCGTTACTTCTTGGCGTCGGCTGCGGCCTTGTCGGCCGCCGTCTTCTCTGCGGCTGCAGCGTCGGCTGCGACCTTGGCCTCGTCTGCCACTTCGGGCAGCTCGAAGACCTCGATGAGCCCCGCCGTGAGGAGGTGCTTCGCGTTCGCCTCGTCGAGAGCGTCGGCAGGGAACACGCCGCCACGGTCGATGTAGCGCTCGTGGCTGTCCTTGCGAATGACCGCGACAGCGCCCTTGACCCGGTACGCCTTCGGCTTCGCGGCGGCCATCAGAGGCCCGTCCCGGTGATGGTGATGCCGGCGAGCGGCTCGGTGACGACCGGCACCGTGACGCGACGAACGCGCAGCTCGTACTTGTCGAGGGAGCCGGCACGAATGCTGGACACCTCAACCTGCGAACCCGCGGAACGCACGAACTCCGGCGACTGCAGGTTCTCGTCAGCCATGCCACCGAGCTGATCCACGTCGAGAAACAGCGGGTTGTCGTTGAG